AGCAATCACAATCTCTTTTCCATTCAAAACAATGGAGCAGCGACTCAACAGCTTCTTAGTTTCCACACTGCTGAGAAGGGGTGTGACCAGAGAAGATAAGGAGAAACTTATAGGGCCTTATCCACTGGGCATCGAGTCTGCTGGGTTAAGCAGTATATCATTCTTATATAAATATGTCAACGTGCCCCCTTTGGCAGTCGGAGTTCCTGCAGCCAAAACCGCTGAATCGGTCTTAAGGTCTTTTGAGTATAATCGCTTACCTAATAATGGATTAGAGAACAGACCTCGACAATTCTGGCTGCAAAGCGACGGTGAATATCCTTACGACGAGACTTGTGCAAACTTTAGTCTGGCTGCCGCACAAGAAATGCATAAGGGATTCCTGTTGGAAAATTACAAGATTATAGACGAAGTGATAGAGCAGGTCTACAATAGAATAAAAATTACAAATGCTGATATATTAACCAAAGGTAGACAGACCTGGGACCCTATAAATAAAAGGAGTGTTCCGAGTGCTCAAGCCTTTAAAGATATGATATCCGTCTTCAGATCTAATACAGGATCAATGGGCTTCTCTGTTCTAGATTTCTTGGAGACTTTTCATTTGCTATTAACTAAAGAAGAACTTTGTTTCTCAAGACGAGTTCCTTGTGTTAAGACTAAGAGAGTGAAGAGGGGCGGCATAATAACAGAAGAAGAATTTGTATCAGTGAAGCAGGAGCATGTAAAATTAACTAGCAATGAAGAGGTTCGAGAAACGTTAATGGGGTGGTCAACAGCCTTCTGTTCCTATCTTAAAAGCAAAGAGAGAGGCAAGTTGAAAAGAAGAGCAATAGCCTCAGCGAACCCAATACTGAGAATGTACCTTTGGGTCGTGGAAGAATTCCACTTGGAGCTGGGAAGGAGGAGTGAAATAGAGAGTTCCACAATAAGCATCGGTGGTGAAGAGAAAAAGGCAAAAATAATCACTACACTAGATAGCTTATTGATAGGGGAAGCCAACACCCAAGCCACTGAAGACGCCACTAAATGGAATGAGTGCTTAGCCCCGGAGAATTTCGCATTAATGCACGATATTTGGTGTGCTAGGTCTGTCAGGAATGAATTGGGAATAAAACCACCACCCACTTGTGCACAAGTTCTTCGTGACATTTTCAGAATGGCTTTTTACTTATTGTCAAAGAAGAGAATTTATCTAGGAAAGGGCCACTTAATAACTAATTCCAACCACTCAGCTTACTTAAAATGGTCACCTGAGTATAAAAAATACATGAACAAGAAAACCTTACAATGGTTTGAAAAGGCTGAGAGGCATATAGATCCTGAAGGATACATGCACGCTCCGTACGGCATGTTAATGGGGATGCTGAATGCAGGGAGTACTGATTTGGCCCTTCCAGCCACAAAATGGAGATTACCCTCTCACAGTGACTGTAAAACAGTGCGCAGCAGCGACGACTCTATGAGTGTATTCTCCGCTAGGGACTCACAAGCTCTGGCCCAGAATATCAACAGGATGTACGACAATTTAAAATTGCTAGGAGTGAACATATCAAAGAAGAAGACCAGATTTTTTCAACTGAAGTATGGAGAATATACGTCTGCATATCAAGATGGTGATTTTACGGCCCAATATGGAGTGGAGACTGCAGCCCTGAGACCTGAAGGAAACAACCCTCCTGATGATTTCCATTCTGTGGCCTCACAAGCCGCAACATCATTAAGAGCAGGAACTGTGAATTTTGTAGGGGCTCAGTTTAGAATAGGGATAGGGGTGGACAATGTTCGAAGATTATGGAAAATTGACAGAGTGGAGAACAAGAGGCCTGAAATCCCAGACGAAATAATTTTGTTATCAGATGGTGGCCCCAATCCTTGGAACTTTTCAAATTGCCATTTGGCAGAAATACCTATAAAGATGATCCGGGCCCAAGACAATGAGAAAGCCAAAGAATATTTAGAAGCAGTCATGAATCCTGACAATCCCTTCACCTCTGATGCCCAAGAAATTACAAGTTTCTCTAAGGAGTTAAATACTTTGGTGGATTCCTCTCTGGAGCTGCCTCGCAATCTGTTCCATACGCTAAAGAGGTCAAACGCTACAAAGAAAGCCTTGCTCAGGAAAGAGGATAATGATTTCATCAGGGTTTGTGACTCGGCAATGTCTCTTTTTGAAGAGATAATACCTGCTAGTCTTATTCAAGTGCCGACAGGCCCTCAAAAGATGAATTCTGTGATGTCTGCAGTCCTAAGTGCTGAGTTGAGTGCCCTAGAAACAGTGGGAGTGGAGTTCTCAGAGAGTGAGTTGGTCGAAATACAAAACGCAATAAGTCTTCTGAAGTAGTTATAATTTCATGCCAAGACTTGTAATAACAATGCAAGATGTTTATTAGAAAAAGAGATTTGTTATTGCT